AGATGGGTGGAGGGTCAATGGAGGTTACGCATTGGATGCCTCTCCCAGACCCGCCGAAGGAGGGATAGCCCTTGAACCGTGCAGAGCAGGAGGCCCTTATTATCAAATATCGCTATCTGGTACGCTCCGTGGCCTATTCTGTCTCCAATGAGGCAGCTAAAGACGAAGACGCCCTACAAAATGGTCTGATCGGTTTATGGGAAGCAACCAAAAGGTGGGACGGAAACCGTCCCTTTGAGCCTCTAGCCCGCCGCTGCATCCGCTGCAACATTATTGATTACATACGCTCAATACACCCGGATGACTCGTTGGAGGAGGACATTCCATCCGAGGAGAACATTGCAGCTCTCCAATCCTATGAGGACCAGGACTTTCTTGCTCTGGTTTATAAATTGTTCCCCCGCCGAAGCCGGGAGCGAAGGGTGCTGCTGGCTCTGATGCGCGGAGAATCCAAGCCAGTTATCGCCGCCAAGCTGGGGTGTTCTCGTCAAACCGTCTACAATATCAGTCGGGCCGCCTGGCAAAAACTACAGGTCGAAGCCGAACAAGAAGCGCAGGGGCGTTGACCCCTGCGCTTTCTTTATAGCCTGTATTGGTCGAGCATGACCCTTATGTGGGCCACATCATCCACCATTTTCTCGTGCTATCAGCCCCAGTTCGCCTTCTGGATTGCCAGCTTCATTTCTGAGGTCAGAAACGCTCCTGGAACCGCACGCGGGCCATTGACATGCCTTTACCCCATTCCAAGCCTGGCCAAGAGGAATCCAACCACTCCGGTGATGATGGCCGTGATCACTGTCTCCCAGCGCTTGTTCGGCTTCTCTTTCAGGGCGTTTATATCAGCGGACATGGTGGCAAGCTGTGCAATGATCTGGCTGTACTGGGTGGTAACAGCCGTCATACCACGCTCCAAGGCCCCAAGGCGGTTGTAGATCTTCTCGTGAGAGCGTGAGCGCTCCTTCTTCTCGTCCTCCAGCGTCCTCTCCAGTGCCTTGATGCGGACGAGGGAAGCGCAGTCCGTCCCGCTGCACTCGTGCTCCGACATCGGTCACGCCCCCTTCCCCTGTGCCCGCTCGGCCTGTGTTCCGAAGTAGAACGCAATGATAACGGTGAACACGGTAAGGAACTGGTCGATGCCCACCATCCCACTGGCGGAAAGATAAGCAAATACCACCGTCAGAATAAGGGTGACGATGGACTTCACGGTCAGCAGTCTGGACAGTCGTTCTTTCATGGTAAGTACCTTCCTTTCTAATTCTTGCTCATAAGGCTCCAGAAATAGTTTGCCTGGGCCGAAGTCATACCGGCCCTTTGCAATGCAGCCAGTTTTTCCTCCTTCTTTCCTTCTCCGGCGTAGATGGCGTAGTATCGTTGGTAGTCCTCAACACTCAGGCCCCAGTCTCGTGCCCGCTCCCATTTCCGGCGTCCCGCATCCGATACCTGTTCCACGGCATAGAGCACTTCCTTTTCCTCCTGGCTCAATCCACTAGTTTCAATGGCGGCGATGGTCTCAGCCTGGTTCGTCCTTCCACTTCCGTCCGTATCCTTTTCCTGGACGGCCCAGTGCAGATAGTCCTGTGCCGGCATACCGGCCTGATATGCCTCCCGCACCTTCTTTCCGCTGAGGAGAGAGCCCCCATACTGCCCACGCAGCAGAAGATATTCCGATGTCGAAATGCCAAATTCTTTCTTTGCGTTCTGGGCCTCCGCTACCCAATCTTCCGGCTGATAATCACTGACCGCAGCCTTCCCCAGCATATCGGCGTAGTTATACACGCTGCTCACCGCCTGGGTCTTCTCCTCGTCTCCAAGGCTTCGGTACAGGCTGCTGTCCAGCAATTCCTCCAGAAGCTTAAACTGTGTCTGCCCTCGCTTCGTGGCATATTCCACATATTGCTCCCCGGTCAGATCCACCCGCTCGCCGTCCACCGTGATGTACTTCTGCGGCCGATCCGGCACCACGCCGCCGTCTCCGGTCTGGTTGTAGAGCCGTTGAATCTCTTTGTCTACGTCCGTCACCTGCATACTAGAGGTATAGGCCGGATTCAGGAAGTTGTCCATCGCCCGCATGGGCAGCGTCCCGCTCTTCTCCTCTCTCCCCCATGCGTCGATATAGGGCACTTGCTGGTAGTCCCAGCCTGGAATCCGGGCGCTGGCCCGCCCGATGGCGTACTGGATATCGGTGGGCAGCCGCAGGTTCTTGTCGGTGTAGGTGGTCATGCGCACGTCCTCGGCGGAGCGCTCAATCTGTCCGCCCACAGTGGGCACCGCCTGGGAAAAGTAGCTGATTAGAGTGGAGGAAAGCAACGCCCCCAGTTTGTTATCCGCAAAAGACCAACTGTCGATGATATCGTTGAGAGACTGGAGCATGCTCAGCTCCAGCATGGGGTCGGAGATGGATTTCAGGGCGGTGTAAATACTCTCTGCCGTGTTCCCCCCCTGCCCCATGGAATCCATCAGCTCCACGCCCATGAAGAAGGGCAGGGCTTCTGGTGCCAGCCAATCCAGCGTGACGTTCCCGCCGCCGGGGAGGTTCAGCGCGTAATTCTGAACACCCGTCAGATCGTTTATGGTGTCCTGCCCCTCGTCGTCCCCGCCGCCGCTGGTGACAATCCCCTGGGCAAACAGGTATGCGCCCAGGGCCATGAGACCAGAGCCGGTCAACCCGGCGGCAATGTGGTCGATGGCTTCCGCTCCCGTCATCTCACCCTTCTTCGCCTTCACCAGATCATAGCTCAGTGCCTTAGCCAGCCCCGCCGGGCTGTACTCCAGGCCCCGCACAAGGATGTTGGCTGGGGTACGTCGGAACGGAAGCACTGCGTCTATCGCAGAGTTTACAACCTTTCTCCCTTTGCCCTGATATCGAGTGGAGACAAAATCCGACACCGCGTTTCGGTCTTGATAGGTTGCCTTTAGCGCTTCCTGCCCTGCGTAGTCCCGCGCCCGGCTGAGAAGCTGCGCGTCCACCGTGTTGTTCCGCATCTGCTCTGCCGTCACGCCGTTTGCCTGGAGGTATCCGGCCAGGGCGTCGGCATAGGTGATGCGCTTGAAAATGGCGTCCTCCGCCTCCAGCGCCCATGAGTTCCCCTTGCGGGCTGCCTCCAGCGGCAGTGTCTTGAAAATCCTCCGTCGGCTGTTGATGTCGCTCCTGATGTCGTCATACTTATTCCCGGAAAGCACGTCCTGCACATTTGTCCAGTCCGCCCACGCCGCCTTGTAGAGCGCCGGGTTGGCCGCGAACGATTTGGTGCGCTCCAGCTTTCCCCCGCTGGCCTTGGAGACTCCCGCCTCGATAGCCGCCGCCACGCGGTCTTTTGTCCAGCGCAGCGGCTGAAATCCGACGTTGCCTACGACGTTTCGGATATGCGTCCTGGGGTTAAAGAGCATCGCCATGTACCGCCAGGCGTTCCATTTATCCTGCCATGTGGCGGGCACCTGGGCGGCCACGTTATCCTTGATTTTATCCAGCACTGCGTCCCGGCCCGTCTGGTCGGTCTGCTGGTTGAACTCCTCAATCAACGCCGGGTCGATGGTGATCTCCAGATCCTTGTAGTTTTTCTGGATGGCCTTTTCCAGCTCAATTACCACGCGCTGGGCGGCGTAAAGCTGGTCGCTGGGGGCCAGCTTGCGCAGGATGGAGGCCGCCTGTACTGCCTGCCCGGCGGTGGTCTCCATCTGCGCGTAGAGGGAAAGCAACTCCGCCGTGGCCTTCCCGTCTCCCGCGTTGGCTGCATTCACCAGAAGCTGCTGCCCCAGGGTGGCAATGTCCTTGGAAACTAAGCCCTTGCGCACCTGGGTGGAGAACTCCTCCAGCGCCCGCTGATATCCCTTCATCTCAATGGTTTTCACGGCCCGGTCAATGGAAGCCCTGTCACTCACTCGGTCATAGGACAGCTCCCCGCGCAGCACCATGTTCTGAATGTCGCCCACCGCCTCGTCGGGAATAGCCTTTGCCCCCATGGCGGTGGAGGCGGTCTTGCGGATGGGCCGCCCCTGCGGGTCGGTGGTGGGCACGTCCACCGGTCGGGCCGCGTTGGCCCCTTCGGGGAAGAACTCGCTCTTGGTGCCCTGGAACTCCGACCAGGGGTCGAAGCCCTTCCGAGCTGCGCCGACGGAACTCTCCGGGCCTGTCTCAAAGGCAGGCCCAGGCCCCTCCCTGGGCGTATCCTGTGTTTCACCGCGATCGCCCTGCTGTAGGTTGACATCCTGCCCGGCTGGGGGTATACTGTTTCTAGCGAGGACATCATCAGCCATCGCCTGGGGCACTGGACGCCCTTTGGAAAGAAGCTGATAAATGTCCTCGTTATTTTTTGTATACAGCACATTTTCGCCATTATTACCAATGATTCTTTGGATATAATCCGCCCCAAATGCAGATGCAACATCGTTTTGAACATCAATTGCACCCTGTGCATTTAGGTGGATCGGAATAATAACAGGTTTTCCGTCCAAATCGTTCCATTCTGTAAGAACGATCTTACTCGCAAGACCTCTCGAATTGCTTTGCGGGTTCTCTATAATTGCAATGGGGTCTGCAAGTTGATAAGGGAGATTTTTAAGCGCTGATAGCCCAAGATTATGCTTTCCACCCATATATCCGGATGGATATGCAATTTTCCTTGCGACGCTTTGCCGCATGTGCAGATCAAGCGCAGGCGCTCCATACTCAGCGAGAATGGATGGCGTCTGCCCGAGCACGATATCGGCGCCAGTAGGAAGCGTGCCCATAAAAACGCCGTCGATTGCAGATTGATACCGGCGTATATTATCTATTGAAACAAGAGGTTCCACATCTGCATTTTTCTGCACAGCTCCAGGAAGTTCCGCCCGGATAACCTGCTCGCCCGGCATGCGGTTATCCGCCTGCTGATAGGCGGGGGAACCGGGCAGGAAGAGGCCACTTTTGGCCTCTTCGACCGTCGGTAAGGTAACGGCCAGCGGATTTCCGCTGGAATACCGGGCCATGTTCTGACCCGCCTGGATATTGGCGGTGGCTCTCTGGGTAATGTCCTCGTTGCTCCCGATAGCCCTCCGGGTGGTTCTGATGTCGGACGCCGCATTAGAAATCGCCCCCGGCAGCTCTAGGCCGCCCTGGAGCACTCCGGCGGCCACCGCGCCCATGATGGCACTCTGCGCAATCTCCTCCGGTGTGGCGTTGGGGGCGTCCGGGTCATAAATGGCCCGCTGCAAATAAGGGGTGAGAACGGTGGAAAGCGCCTCCTCGCCGCCCTCGCCTGCGATATCCAGGGCCCGGCTGACCAGGGGGCTGGCCTTGACTGCCTCGGCAATCTTCCCCACCTTTCCGCCGCCCAGGCCGGGGATGCCGCCCACGATGCCCTCAATGGCGGTCTCCAGGGCCCCAGAGGCCGCGCCAAAGGCCAGCGCCCGCCCGGTGTCCGCCCCCTCCGCTTTGGCCTGGCTGGCCGCGTTGCCCGCCGCCTGAATGCCGAACAGCGCCCGGCCCACGTTCTCCCCGCGGGAAAGCGCCTGGGCCGCGTTGAGCCCCTTCCCTGCTGCGGACACGACCTTGGACGCGCCGATGCCGGGCAGCATCTGCACCACGGTCTGCCCGATACCCGTCACGTTCTGCGCGCCCTGGCTGGGGTTGTACTTCTCCGCCAGTTTCTGCTCCAGGTCTTGCGTTATACTGTTATCTAAAAAAGCATCTGCGTTTCGGCCGGCCCACTCTGATACCGGGTTGGGAGCCAGGCCACCAAGAGAACTGATCCCCTGCACTCCCTTATAGAAGCCGCTGCCGATGAAGTCTGTAACCCCTTCCGCCGCCCCTAAAAGAGCGGTACCAGCCCGTCCCCATGCGTATGGACTAATGAGTTCATCCGCAGAAGACGGCAAAATACTGAGACCTTCAAAAAATCCACTCTTGGCTGGGGTGGTCAGTGGGTTGGTTTTCTGCTTAACTGTCGGAAGTGTGACCTTCTTTCCCTTGCTCTCCGGCAAAGAGGAGGGAGCTGTGGTTTTACTGATACGTGGAGACGGGGCAGCGCTCTGTGATACACTCTGCTGCAAGGTGTTAAAAACCGTCTGCGTTGTCGGCCGCTTTTTCCCAAGCGGGTCAACATTGATTGCGCTCCCTGTTACCTTGGATTGCAGCTCTGACAGCTTCGCCATAAGGGCACCTCTAAATCAAGGACTGAATATTACCGAAACTGGGCCGGGAAGGGACTGTCGAAGTGGTTCCGCGCCGGAATTTGATCAGCCCGGTAGCAGGATCTTGATATGCTTCCACCTGTCCACTATCCACCATCTGCTCCAGGTAGGCCCTGCTGACCGGCCCATAGCCGAGCGCCGTCACGCTGGACATGTCGATTCCACTCCATTCTGAATTGTTCCCCTGCACCTGGCTGCCACCAACCGAACCTCCTGCGTTAGAGGTTGGGGCGGATACGTTCTCGACGGTGCCACTGCCGGTAGTTCCTCCAGTACCTCTCCCGGCATTTCCGCTCCGGCCTCCCGCGGCCGTGAGGGACGCCTGGAGCGAAAGCTGATTGATATACGCCTGTGCATCCGCCGCCGTAATGCCCATGGCGTCCAGCATCTCCTGAGAGGGCATAAGCCCCATCTCAAGAAAGGCGTTTCCGTACTGGGCCATCTGCTGGCGCTCGGCCAGAGCTGAACTGGCTGCATCCTGCTGCTGCTGATATTGGAGCTGCTGATTCTGGAGATCCATCTGATACTGCTGCATCAGAGCCTCCATGTTTGCCTGCTGGACACGCACCTTTTCCTGATACAAGGCCGCCGCCAGAGCGGCGTCGCCGTTGGCCTCCGCCTCCGCGATGGCGTTGTTGTACTCCACCTCGGCGTTCGCCATCTGCTGTTCCAGGTCTGCGTAGGTCTGCGCTTCCGCTGTGCTCAGTTCGTTCAGGTTATTCTGCAAGGCTACGTTGCGGGCTAGCTCGGCCTGGCCGCCCGCGCCGGAGTTCAAACCAGCCGCCGCCGCATACTCATTGAAGTTACGAGCTGCCAGCTCACTGGCCCCTGCCGCCTGGTTCCGGGCGTTCTGATACCGGGTGTCCACACCCTCCCCCGCCCGGTTGATTGCATTGACGTTCTGCTGGTAGGCGTTGTTAATCTGCGCCAAAGCGGCCCGCTTCTGCGCCGCATACATCTCCTCCAGATAGTTGGAATAGTCCTCAACTTGAGGAAGCTGCGGCGTTGTCAATCCACCCGCGCTGCCGCTCCAAGTACCTGTAACCGGGTCAAAGCTGACGTTCCCCCCGTTCTGGTTCAACAGGCCGGACAAATACTTGTTTTCCTCCTCCAGCCGCTTCTTTTCCTCGTCGCTGGCCCCCCACCAGGCATTTGAGTTTTGATTCATCTGGTCTTTAATCTGCTGCTGGATTCCGGTGTTTACTCCTACCCCGGAGGCGCTGTTCCCCTTTCCCGAGCTCCCCCCGCCTGAACTTCCTTTCCCGGAGGAAGAACTTCCCTTGGAGCCGCTGGAGCCACCCGTGGTTGTCCACTTGCCAGTACCGGGATTGAAGGTGGAGCTTCCTCCCGTCATGCTGTCAATCTGGCTTTGCAGGCGTTCGTTCTCCTTGTGCAGGCGGTCTTGCTCGGCCTTATTGGCTCCATGCCACGCCTGGGAGTTCTTGTTCATCTGGTCTTGCAAATCCTTGATGCTTGCCATTTCGTCCTCCTTTCCAGCTTGTTCAGCTCAATAGGTTTAAGCGCTCCAGTACGACGGCCAGCTCCTGCCGGGTCATATTATCGCGGGGACGGGTGCCGTCCAGTACGCCCTTGTCTTTGGCCTTTCCCCACGCTTCAGCGGCCCAACTGTCCGGGGTATCCTCTGCATTGTCCTCTCCCGGTTCGGCTTGCCACGCCACGCCCAGGAACTCACAGATGCCCTTTGCGGTGGCTTCGGCCAGCTTGTCCCGATACTTGGTATCTTTGAGATACTCCACGTCGGTCTTATTGGTATGGAAGCCGTACTCAATCAGGCAGGCGGGAGCGTCCGTCTTGGCGAGCACGGTATACATCTCATGCTTGATAGGTTCACTTCTCAGGGAAACCCCGGCGGCGTGGAAGGCGTTGACCAGCTTGGAGGCCAGCACATTGCGGGAGGCCGTCATGGGCCCGGCGCTGGTGTAGATCTCCAGCCCGGACGCGCTCGACCAGCCGCCCTCCACGGCCGCGTTGGTGTGGATGCTCACAAAGCAGTCCGGCTTTGCTTTGTTGCTGATGTTGGCCCGCTCCGTGAGGCTGGGGTAGTTGTCCGCTGTCTTGGTGAGCACCACGCCCACCCCCTGGGCCTCCAGCAACGGCTTGATGCGTTGGGCCATATCCAAGGTAAACTCCCACTCCTTGTATGTACCATCCGGGGAGCCGTTGACGTTGCCCGGCCCGTGTCCGGGGTCAAGGCATACAGTGTGCTTGTTCATAGGCTTGTCCTCCTGTTCCGGCGGTGCTTGGCCCGCCTGCTTGAGATACACGCAAATCCAGTTGTGCACCTTGCGGCTGGCGGTGATGCGCTCGCCACCAAAGTCACACTGGCTGGAGCCGCCCCCATCCAGCATGACGGCGGAGGACCAGCCCAGCCCGGCCAGCTCGTCCCTCAGAGTTTCCGGCGTGGCTGCGTCTCCGGTCCCATCGCCAGAGCAATAGAGGGCCAGACTGCCACCACGCAGGCCAATGGCGCTGCGCCCCCTCTTGCCTCCCTGGGCTGATCCGTAGGAGGGCTTATCCACCGGCTTACCGGAGGTAACGAGGGCGGTCACAGCGATAAAGTTGGCCGCTCCCCTGTACTCGGATGTCATGCGGATGTCCGGGCCCTTGTCCCAGGCGTAGCCCATCGGACGCCAGGGCGTGCCGGAGAGCATCGCCCCGCCCACCTTAAGCAGCGGGCAGGGGGTGCCGTCTGGGTTCCACATGCCGCCATTGAGCACGTAATGAGCCTTTGTTTCAGCCTTGACCTGAGAGAGCGTCTTGCGGCAGTTGGTGACTCTCAGCTCAATCCGCTCCACGGACGAGAGCGGGATGTATGTAATGAGCTTACTCATTTGATTCACATCCTTTTATCCAGCGATCCCGCTGTTGATTACTGTTCCGGGGCCAGCAGCCCGGCCAGCTCCTGGTACTCCTCCGGGGTGAGCCGGTCGGCGGCCAGGTAGACATCCATCTTCTCCTGGAGGCCGTCGGTGCGGCCCCGGTCAATGAGCAGCTTGCAGAGGTTGTATACGGTTGTCATGGCGTCTCCTTTCTCATGTGGCAGCGGTGGTAGTCAGCTCCAGCATACACAGCCGCGCCTCGTGCTCGGCCAGCATGTCCAGGGTGGTATCTTCTGCGGAGGGCGGCTGGGGCTCCGGCTCTGGCTCAGGGGGCCGCTCAGTGGGCGTGACACCCACCAGCCTGCCCTCCTCAATCTGGAGGTTACACCAGCCATAGGTCGCCCACACCGTGTCATGGAGGTGGGCGGGCACCTCTATGTAGCCCTCCAGCCAGCAGGCGCGCCGCCCGCTCTGGCTCTGGATCGGGTGCTGGCCGGTCTCCAACGGGTCAATTTGGATGATGGTCATATTTAATTCACCTCTTATTTCTAAACTATGGCGTAGTAGTGATATACAACTTGAGATAAATTAAGCTGCACAGTTGCTGCATCAGATGGAGTATAGTTATAATACCAACTGAAAGTTTTTCCATCCGCTGATTTTTTACCGTAAGAATCTCTTGAGTTGCTAGAGTAGAAAAAACCAAAGCCGCTTGTATACTCAGTAGGGATAATGCTGCCGGGAATAATGACAGAAGTTTCGCCAGTACCAGAATTGTCGATACTTCGATACGAATCTGGCCATTGCATGCCATAAATACAGAGTATTTTAAAGGGTTCGGCTAAGGTTATTTGATTAGGGTTGCTTTTACCTGTTTTTCCTGTCCCCACATAGCTCCCCAAAATAACCTTCGCCCCCGCGTGCTCGTCCACATACTGCTTATTAGCGGCATCCGTGGAATCAGCAGGAGCGGCCAGATTGGCTATCTTGTGACCACTCATGCTGATTGCCCCGGACATGACTCCACCGGAACTTGCAAGAGCCCCCACCTGCTCCGCCGTAACGGCGTGGGGGTTGTTCTTGTTCCCGGTGTGGGCGGTCAGGGCCTGCTGCACCGCCTCCGCGCTGCCCGCCGGGTCATAGTCCATCTTTGGGAGCTGCCCGGCGGGCACCTTGCCATCGGGCCCCAGCGTCGCCACGCCATTAGGCGCGCCCTTCTCGGTGATGGGAACCGCCCCGGTATCTGCCGCCGACGGTATCCAGCTTTCCGGCCTCGCCCCTACCATTTCCGCGGTATAGTCTCCCTCGGCGGGAACCACGGCTCCGCTGCGTCCGTTGAAGGTCGTCACGCCGCCGCCCGCCGCGCCCTGCGCTACACCCGCCCAGTATTTGGCGTTATTGGTATTCTCACCCTCCCGGATTCCAGTGCCACCCTCGGTCCAGCTTTGAGAGAGTGTAGCGCTGGCCTCCGCCGCGTTCTTCGCCGCCAGCGCCTGGGCCGCATTGCTCTGTGCGCTCTCCGCACTGGCCGCCGCTGCCCCTGCGCTCTGCGCGGCCTGGGATGCGCTGCCGGATGCCGCTCCGGCGCTCTGTGCAGACTGGGACGCACTCCCGGACGCCGCCGTCTCGCTCCCTTTCGCGTTGGTTTCGCTGGCCTTGGCCGCCTGGGCGGAGGCCGCCGCCGCATCGGCGTTGGCCTTGCTGGTGGCGTTGTACTGCTCCAGCTTCTGTGTAACCTCCAAAGTAAAGCGATCCGGGCCGATGGAGGCGGGGCGGATGGAGGCCGTCACCGTTTTATTGTTCCCGCTCCCGTCTACGGAAAAGGCCACCTCGGCGGAGTTCTGGAAGGTGTAGGTGTCGATCAGCTTGGAAACATCCGTCTTGGTCTGGCTGCCATCCACGTTGGTGATTACCAGATAGGTGCCGCCCTGCTCGTCCACCAGGGCCATGGTGGCAGGCACCTTCTCCAGCGCCGTGTCGAAGGTCTCCTTGGAGCCGTCCTTCTTGGTGACGGTAATCACTCCGGTGGTCAGATCCACATGCACGGTCTCCACCAGGTTTTCCGTCTCCTGGCCCACGTAGCTGTTTGTCTCAGACTTAGTATAGCGGTCGGTCAGCGCGTCGTTGAAGGCGTCCAGCACCTCCTGCACCGTCTCGCCGGGGAAGTCATCCACCGCCGCGCCAATGTTGGACGCGCCGCCGGTGCCGCCGTCCCCGGTAATGGCGGGGATCAGCGTCCCGTTGATGTACTCTTTGAGCCAGATAGCCGCCTGATCGAATCGCTTTTTCAGCTCCTCCGGGGTAAGGCCCTGTACGTCGTTGGGTTCGTCGTCCAGCTTCTGGATGATCTCAATGTCCTTTTCAAAAGGTGTGATTGCCACAAAAGCACCTCATTTCACGTTTCCGGTGTAGCGCACCTGCAAATCCACGGAAAGCACGGTCGCCGTGGCGGAGGCAGACTTGCTGCGGATAATGAGCTTGTAGTAGGTTACCTTCTTCACCTTCAGCTTGGAGCGAATGAGCTGCGGCTTCCGGTTGGTGCCGAAACTCCAGTGCTCAAAGCTCATGTTCAGGAAGGTCGCCAGACCGGCGGAGACAATCTTGTCCGGGTACTCCGACTTGACGTTGGACTCCGCCGTCAGCGTCACAATGGCCTGGCTCTCCGGCTTCATGGCTGTCCAGACGGTGGAGGAGTATTTACGCCTCCAATCCAGGTCAAAATCCATGGAACCGCTCTCCCAGTATGCGTTGATGTCCTCAAGGTTGTCATTCCGGTACTCCCTGGAGAACTCCATGATCCGGCCATCTAGCGTCCCGAAATAGAGCGTGCCCTCCACGGCCACCACGGCGTTTACCGGAAGATTGTCGTAAAAGTACCAGGAATTATTTTGGTAGTTGTTGACGATGGCCTGCCCGCCGTAGAAAATGTAATATTCCTGGTTCCACTCGTCGTCAAAGCAAATGGCCTGCGTCAGATCAAACGCTCCCAGGGTGGCGGCCACCTTATCAGAGACCCGCTTGGCATTGCGCTCGTCGCGGACGGAGTTGGCCGCCAGTGACCACTCGTAGACCGAACGCCCGTAGACTGTGCGGGCGTTGTTGTCCACCAGCTTTGCCTGGCCCGGTGCCGCGTTTCCGATGGAGCGGTTCAGCGACGAAGTGTAGAACGCCGCCGACACACTGCCGTCCCCCAGGGTAAGGGTGGAGTACGAACAGGAGTAGGCCGAGTCTGTTTTGAAGATCAGTAGGCGGTCATAGTGGCGGATCATAGCGGTAATGGGTGTATTGGCGCTGTCCACCGCCACCGTGTTGTACTGCGGGAAATACTCTGCCGACGCCTGCCCGTTCTCGTCCAGGCCGGAGAAAATCGCCTCGTTGGTGCCGTCTCCATACAAGAATGCCCGGCTGTCCGATTCGCCGTTGTAGAGCTCTGCAAACCGCATTCCGGTTACCTTGGCCCGCTCTCCCGTGCCCTTCCGCCATGTAAAGGTAATTGTGTTAACACCCTTTGGCGGCGCAGAGTCGAAGGTCACCTTTCCTTTTTCCAGGTCTGCCGTATACTTGATCTCGGTGCCCTCCACCGAGATGACCTCGTCCAGCTTGTTCTCAGGGAGCTGGAACTCCTTGGCCTCGCCATCCGGGGAATACTCCGCCCTCTTCTTCCCTGTCAGCAGATTCATCGGCTCCAGAAGCGTGCCGCCGCCAGTGGGCGGGGCCGCAGTAGTGACAATGGGTATGTATCCCTCCACCGCCGCCGGGGCCCCCTCACCGTCCCAGGAATAGTATTCCGTGCCGGTGAGGATGTAGAGCTTATCGGAAAAGCCAAACATGGAGGTCTGGCTGTCGTGGATGGCCCCCTTGTCCGCCGCCGTGTGCTCCTCCAGATCCAAGTCCCACAGGTGTCCGCCGCAGGCCGCCAGAACATGGTGCTTCCCCGCGATGTAGCCGCTCCACATCCCTCGGACCGGGTTCCCGGAGGACAGTTCCGCCAAGAGACCGTAGCCGGGCCTGATTTGCAGATGGTTTTCGGCGGTAATGCGGAAATTGCGCATCTCGGCGGCCTCTCCCATTTTCATGTGTGTGTCGCCGTCGGGAGACTCGTTCAGGCCAAGCCACTTCTTAATCTGATAGATTTTGGTCTCACTGGTGCTGACAATGTTCGCCACGTCACCACCTCCCGAAGCATCCGTACTCAATCCCGCCGTACATGGTCTCGATGTCCTCCGCCTGCGCCGGAATCGCACTGCGGTACTCCTCCAGCAGCTCGTCATACCTCTGGTTGAAGTAGGCGGCCACGTCCGGATTTTCATCCAGAAGCAGATGGGCCGCCAGCCCATAGGGAAGAACGCCCTGGCAAATACCGTCGTCCAGCCCGATCGGGGTGTCAAAGTCCGCAATCTCCGGGCAGATAGGCCGCTTGCCCGGCTCCGTCACCCGGTAGGTATCCGAGGCCGGAAAGCACTCTACCCGCAGTATGTTGAGAATGGGGATTGTGCGGTTTTTATACTCGCGGGTATCCGCCGTGTCGGTGGCACCAGTGGACTCGTTCACCTCGTCCATCAGGTTCATGGCCTTTTCAAAAATCCATTGGGCGGTCGTTGCCACGCCGTTCTTCCTCCTCTCTGTTGGCAGTCGGGCGGGGCTGAAGCCCCGCCCGGGCCCTTTCTGCTTAACCGCCGGCGCCTACCACGGTGTAGCTGGCCACCGCGGAGGGGAACTTGCCGGTCTCCACGTCCACGGCCTTGACCACAACGCCCTTCTCCGCGCTGAACGTGTTGGAATACACCTGCGCCGTAGCGGAATAGCGGGGGTCGGTGCCGTCCACGGTGTACTTGCAGGTGCCCTTCTTGGTGATGGTCACAGTGCCGGTGGTGTCCTTAATGGTGGGAGCCGCCGTCACACTGCCAGATGCTCCGGCCACGTACAGTCCGTTGGCCTTGGTACCCAGCACGAAGGAGTCGTGATAGATGCGCCCCTCCAGCAGATTGCCGCCGATGCCGGGCGGATCCTGGTGGATCTTCATGTCGTTCAGCTTCACCGGGTCTACCGTGGAGCCCTTGTACTTCACCAGGAAGTACACCCCGGCGGGCAGATAGGAGGCGGGCACCCGCTTGACTACCATATTGTCAATCTCTCCCACCTCGCCCTTGCTGACGGACTTCTTGCCCAGGGCCTCGATGGAGATGAACTGGTCAGACAGGGCCAGCAGCTTGAAATACTCGTTGGGGATGTAGAGGGTGCGGTTGCTCCAGGGAACCAGCCGGTCGGACATGGCCGCGCCAGCGTCGAAGATCGCGTCCACAATGTCGCCCTTGGTCGGCGCAGCAGACAGGCCCTCAATAATACCCGCATTGGTGCACCACTCGCGGAAGCGGTACTTGTCCACATAGGGAATGACCTGCTGCTCAATCTGCCGCTTGGCGGCGCGGGTGGCTCCCTTGATGTTGTACTGGTCGGACTGGTTGCCCTTGTCGATGGTGAACGTCCAGGACTTCTCGTCCCGCATGGTCATCTCCTGGACGGTATCACCCAGCTCCACGGGGGTGCCGTACCGGTTGGAACCGGTGCGCTGGTAGTCCACCAGGGGCACGGTGTCCACGCTCCACACCCGCACCGTGCGGGTGCCGGAGAAGGAGTAGTCGTGGCCGGTGGCGCTGTCGGTCAGAGAGTCCTGCTTGAATGCCTCGGCTACCTTCTTGGAGAAGGCTTCCGCTAAATTGATTGCCATAATACTTCCTTTCCGCCCTCACCGAACCGGGCGGAGGGATGGGCCTCACCGTCTCCGGTTCGGCCTCTTGGGCTCTTTTCCTTAATCTGCCTCGTCCCAGTATTTGGAGATGAGGCCGGCGTTGTCGTCTGCGGTGTCCCCGCCCAGGCTGCCGGGGGTCTTGTCCCGGTTGGCCTTGTTCTGCCGCTCAGCGGCCAGCTCAGCCTGGAGGCGCTTGTTCTCCCAGCGGGTGTACGCATTTGTGAGCGTGTCGCCTCCGCGCACCGCGCCCCACACCTCGGGCGGAATGCTCTTGGGATCTACGCCGGGGTATGACTGATAGAACGCCTCAATGTCCTGCTTCCGGGCCTGGGCCTGCTGCTGAGCATGCTTCAGAACGCTGTTTTGCTGGTCTTGATACGCCTGGATTTCGGCCCGCTGCCGCGCAAGGTCGGCCCGTTCCTTTTCCATGCTCACCCTGGCTGCCGCGTCCTGCTCGTTCATGCCGGTTGCGATGAGCTCCTGCTTTCTGCAATAGTCCAGGTAATCGCCAACCGACATACCGTTGCGCTGGGCGTAGGATTTCATCAGCTCCAGGGCGGGATCCGCTTCCTGTCGGTACTGCCGGAGCTGGTCTCGCTCCTGCCGCACATGGTCGTAGTCCCACCCCTTCTGCGCCATGGCGACCAGCTCGTCACGGGTCACCTGGCGGGTCTCGTCCCGGTTCTTGAGGGTAAACAGCTCCGGCTGCGCTACCGGCGCATCCGGCGCTTTTGGTTCCGCAGGAGGGGTTTCCTCGCCGCCCTTCGGCTGGTCTGCCGCAGCCGCCGCCTCCGTCCCCTCTGCTTCGCCCGCCGGGTCCTCCGCGCTCCAGGCGGATTCAATGTCGCCCTGCACGGTCTCCATGGTCTCGTCCATATTGCTTCGCTCCTTCCCGCCCTGGTCTGGGCGGCTTTTATTTGGTCACGGCTGGTCCGCCGCTATACCCGTATCTGGGAGAGGTCCATTCCCTCCATGCCGGTCTGATTGATGGCCCTCTGTAGGTTCCCGTAGCCGGAACCCGCCGCCAGGTCGATTGTGTTACCCTGCCCAGCCTGTACGGCTCCCGTCTGCCCCTGCATGGCTGGCTGAACCATCCCCATCCGCTCCCGCAGGGTCTGAATCAGCTCCTGCTGGTTGGAGATGTAGCCGTTGGGCACCCGCTCCAGGTAGTCCACCACGTTAATCTGGCCGTTCATCAGGAGATTGTCCAGGGTCTGCATCTGCGCAATCTCACTCCAGTAGGCCGAGCCGCCCACGTCCAGCTTAATGGACAACGGCACCTGGTTGAGCAGGGAGAAGTCAAACTCCGTGGGCCGCGGCTTGTCGTCCGGCACCTGCCCCAGGTAGAGCATCTCCTGCTTCTCTTCCTCGGTTGGTTTCAAGTCCACATAGCGAACCCCATAGTAGGCCCGCATCTGATCCAGCCAGATACGCCCCAAATCCTCGACGCACTGGAAGAAATTCTGCTTGGTTAGCTCCATGGGCACCGAGGAGGCTTTCTGCAAGGCGATGATGGCGGAGGTGTTGTCCGGCCTGGTATCGCCCAGGGCCGCGTCTGTGGCCCCCATAAACTCCTTGGTGAGGGAGATGGCAAGCTCGATAAACTGGCTCACCTGGGGCGAGATGGCCGCCGGGTCGATGGCACGGGCCACGTTGGTCACGTCTCCGCCGTTGACCGGGATGGCCTTCCCCACCCCGGAGTCCCACCGGGCAATCCGGGTCTTGTCGTATACAATCTTCGGATAGGCGGTGGTCATGAGGGAGATCATCGTCATGGCAAACATCTTGTTCACGAAGATCTGGTTTGGAATCAGCCCGGTCACCGCCGCCTGGCCGTGATAACAGTTCTGCACGTAGTCCCAATTCATCCAAACAATGGGATAGAGCTGCATCCCCGTGTCCCACTGGCTGCGCACCACCGCGTCCTTGGTGGTCTTGATGGCGCGGACGGTTCCCCCATCTTTCCAGAAGCGGGTGATGGTGGTCACCTTTCCGTCGGTCATAGCGTCAAAGCGGTCGCCGGTCTCGTCGCAGTCCGATAAGATGTCCTCCGCCGCGCCGCCCTGCGCCCTGGCCTGCTCCTTTACCTCGTCCAGCAGCTCCCGGCGGGAGATCAGAAGATAGGGCTGGCTCTGCACATCCCGGTTTGTGGGGTTACCGAAGGACACGCGGGTATTTTCCAAAATTTCTGTGCGGATGGTGCCCTTCGCCGTCTGCCCGGTCTCCGCATCGGGGTCAAACCAAACGTAAATGCAGGCGTCTCCGTCTACTGCGGCGTTGCGCATGAACTCGCGGGTCTGTTTCCCTAGCTTATTTTGCTCAAACAGGGCCTCAAACTGGGCGTTGACCACATCCGTCAGCTGTTCCAGATCCCCCAGGGCCGCCATGCCGGAGGAGGACAGAGGCGACGCCGCCATTTTGAGATTATCCGTGGCTGTAGAGGCCACCACATAGAGGATGATCCGCTTGATGAAGTTGAACACTGGGGTGGGAAGGCCGTTGGACTGCACTCCCTCCCACTGCTTCCCGATGTAAAAGTTCTCGTTGGCCCGCACATTGTCATACAGATTGAGCCCGGCCTTGAAGTTGCAGGCCGTCTCGTACTCGTTCCACACGGACTCGGGGGTGATTTCCTTCTTTGCCATCACTCACCCTCCCGCCGGGGCGGCCACTGATAGCCCATGATATTGTCAATGCCCTCCTGCAACAGCCGCTCCGCCTGGCGTGCGTCCTCCTCCGCCTTCGGGTCGGCCCCCGTGGCCGCATGTCCCAGCTCCACGTGCACCTCCGGCGCGGGCGGTTCCCACTCCAGCCGTTTCTCCAGAGCCTCCAGGCGGGCCTCCAGCCGCCCCACGTGCAGGGCAAGCGAAATCAGCTTGTTCATGTCCTTATCCTCCGTAGCTCAGATATCCGTCGGCGGCCTCTCCGCCGGTCATGTAGTCGTCGTACTCCTCCACATAGTCCACATCGTCCCGCTCCGGCCGCACCGGCTCCAGCCGTGCCCCCATCATCCGGTAGATCAGCCCATAGCGCAGGGCGTCGGGACTGTGGGTAATCTCGTGGGGCTCTTTGGCGCAGTCCGAGGGGTTCTTTTCGTCGTGCTGGAGGGCGGGCAAATCCCGGATCATCCGAGGGCAGTCCTCGGTGAAGAGCATCCCCGGGCGTCCGTCCGGTCGCTCCTTCAGGAACTCCTTCACCACCATCCAGCCCTGCACCCGCTGGCTGGAGGCCCGGACAATCCCGATGCCGTTCTCCATGAAAATCTCGGCCATGGTGCGCCCCGTGTCCTTCTGGGTGCTCCACATGTCCGGCGGGGCAACAGTAAACTGAATCTGCTCCTCTGGCGGGGTCAGCCGACGCATGGCCGCCGCTGCCTCGGACACAATCAGGCCGCTCTCGCAATACTCCCGGTACACCCACACCCGGTCGTCAAAGTCAATGGCGAACCAGTAGCAGGCGAACATATCAAGTCCGTAGTCAAACGCCCGGTAGCGGGGCCACTCCTTAGGCACAATAAAGGGCTTCACCACGTGCCGCTCCCGCCGGAACTCGCTGAAATACTGTCCGGCCATGGCATCCCAATCGCCGTAGCGGTGGGCCGCCCGGATGTCCTCCGGCAGTGTGTCCAGCATCTGGATGTACTCCGGGGACGCTTTCAGCAGCTCCTTGTTGTCCTCCACCGTGGCGGGGATGAAGGAGTAATCCCGTCCGCTCTCGACGCCCTCATACTCCCGTGTGACAAACAGCCGTTTCACCCACTGATGCCCGACGCCGCCGGGGTTACAGGTCAAATAGAAGTGCTTCGGAATCTCGTTGACGCCACGGAGCGTCGCGCCCATGGTGCGGAACTCATACTCGGTGAAGTGGGTGGCCTCGTCCATGAAAATCCAGTCGTATTCCTGGCCCTGGTACTCCGTGATAGCCGCTGCGCTCTGCAAGTGGCCGAACTTCACGGTGGAACCGTTGGCAAAGAACAGCATTCGCATGGTGCCGTTGTAGGTGGCAATCAGGTCGCCGCAGGGCCGCCCGTCCATCGTAGCGGAGTTAACCAGTTTGTTCATGGGCTGGATGATAGTCTGCTCCAGCTCCGGGTAGGTACGCCGCAGAATCAGAATCTTGATGCCCGGATACTGCAAGGCCCCCCGGATGCAGGCCCGGATCAGCACGTGGGTCTTGCCGCCGCCCCGCGCGCCGCCATAGGCCGTGTACCGGGTCTTGCTCTCTATGAACTGCCACTGCTTGGGATACAGCTCCCCCAGCTCCAGCTTGATTTCCCCCGTGGGCTGATTCGGTTTCCGCCTTGCCACAACCTACCTCCAGACAAACGAAAAGAGGCCAACCGCCGAGTTTTCCTCGGTAGTTGGCCTCTAGGGCTCTTTCAATATCACCGGATGGGATGCCTTGCACTTGGGGCAGTAGGGAGCCACCCCGCTCCCGTGGGCACCCTTCTCCAGCGCCCCGATCTTGGCCCAGGTCACCGGACACAATACCCATCCGCCCTGAACCACAGCTCTCTGTTTTGAAATTTTCGGGTCTGCCATGAAAACATCCCCACCCCCTGTTTTGTAGTACCCCCGCCCCCGTCTCCTGCAACTGCGGGGCGGCAAATTTGAGCGGGTGAGGATTTGCACCTCACATATGGGCCTCACCAAAGCTCTACGCCCACGACTTCGCCGCTGTTGCTTTGTTCTTCACAGACGGTTACTCTTCTTCACTGTCAGCGTCTACTATTGCTGGTAATCGCACCAGCTTTACCACAATTAGTGTCTGTTCCGCCACCGCTCAATGGTATGTAACCCGCTATGCGGGATCACATCACAATCATCAAGGCTGTATTACAATCAGCAACCTATTTCCGTTTCTGCTACTGACGCTTAGACACCGCTGGTCGGTCTACGTTGCCACACCTTTCCATCCTCACCTCACATACTCCATCCATAGGAACAGCCTTGATAATCACGGTACATCTCAACCCCTCCGCTGGTGTCGTCAGTCGGAACCGTTCATCTTTATAGAGCCGGGGTCAGCCAACAATAATTTTCTTCGCCTTGCCGCTTTCGCACAGCGCACAAGGAAGGCCCGTCTGCTTTTAACCTGTGGTGCCATACATCTGGTGCCACCGCCCGCCTCATGCGGCGAGGAGCGGCATATGGCGGACAGTAGGTTGTCCAGCCGCCCATTGGCATTTAATTTAATCGCGCAGTGCCTCTTTTGCTTTCCATCTGCGTTTGGAGCCGAGAGGCGGCATTGAGCCGCCACACGTCCGCGACGTAACGGGCCGCCGCAGGCGCTTCTGCTACAGCACTCGGCATATTTTTGGTTATCTAATACAAGTGCTCATTAGGATCATAAATGCCAAATTCCAAACCATTCCATTAAGGTCGTCTTTCTGCTTTGCTTTGAAAGCTAAATAAGCATTTACAACCATAAGAACAAGGCAGATAAGTTCTGCAATGATTATGAGTACACCACTCACTTTACACCATCCCATTTTTGCAACTTTTTGTGCGCTTCCCGCTTAGATTGTCACACCCTGGTCTCGGCGGCGACATCATGATTAGCCACTCGCAGGGCAGTTTTCAGTGGGATAGCGCCGGGGCAGGTCATAGCTGCCACCGCTTCCGCCTCCATGACAGGCGGGCGTCATGCCCCTTCTCCGGGGCCGTCAGACGCTCTAGGCTTCCCGGTATAGTGTCTCTCCACAGTCATTTGCCGCATGGAGGGCGCGACCCTCCGCCCAGTTTATCGGGTGGTTTTCAGCCGTGCAGCGTAGGGGCCCGATATTACCGCCTCGGCGCCGGGCGGTAGAAAAGGAGGATGCGGGAAAAGTCCGGCTCACGCCGGTGGCAGGGGATGCAGGAATCGAACCTGCGATATGAGGGCCAAAACCTCATACCTTACCGCTTGGCGAATCCCCTGTGTAATGCTTTGGAGGCGTTTGGTGAAAGCGGTGATACCCCTATACCCTTCCTGGAAAGGCACCCCCGATTTTCCGCTACCCCCGTACCGGGTGGGGGCGGGGCGGGGGTAGGGCCTCCCCTCTCCCCTGCTCCCTCGCTCACCTGCACGCCCTGGGGCGCTGGTTATCCATGCAGTGCAGCCCGTGCAGACACCCCCATATATTGTGGTCTGAAGACTGCATATTGCGAATACAGTATGCAAAGCCTCTCACTCATTGCGCCGCAATGGTTTGCCTCCTCGTTCAACTCAATAGAATCACTATTTTGTTGAGTTGGGCTTATCCTTGCCGAATGAAACGTGGATCTTTATTCCGCCTACACTATCCGGCTCTGGCCGGTCTGTATAGCCTCCATACGGCTTTTGCTTGAGTAGGAATATAGCCGCCGTGTCCTTGCGCTGCTCCAGTCGGTCGCGCATTTCCAGCAACGCTTTTTGGCAGATCGCCGGGTGTCTGGTATATCCAGGCTCCCCCGCCTCCCAAACTTTCCACTCCTTCTCCGTCACCCCAAGATGGAGAAGGAGTCCAGGCTTGGTAGGCTGCCGGCCATTGGCGTCGCAGTCCTCAAAGTAGGCGGCACAAGCTGCGTCCAGCTCCGGGGCGGTGTAGTATGATGGTTTCCCCTCCGCCGCTCTCTGCTTATCTGTTTTATACATGTGGCTGGTGCGCCTCCTTTCGCCCTTAACCTGTGAGCCTCTGCTCCTATCCAGGAGATCGATCGAAAATCGCGTTTTGTAAAATACATTACGCTAAAGTAAATCCGCTATCTATTGTACTGCAACAGATAGCGGATTCAAAAATTTTTTATTTTTGGTCATTTAAGACTTAGTGTTATGTGACAGTTAGGCAGACTAATTTCCTCAAAAAGTTATGACTTTCGCTCTTCGTGCTCTTCTAAATACTTATCCAGTGCGTCCCGTAATAAGGCGTTAACAGTGTCCCCGTGAGCGGCGCAGACTGCCCGCACACGGTCGGCGTAGTCCTTGCGCACCTTACACCCTAGTACCGTCATATTGGCCTTGTCCCATGCGTTATTGCTCTTGCGTTTTGCCGAGGTTACCATGTGATCACCTCCCGAAATCTTTATTATATTGTATCATGTCTTTTCACGGTTTAACAGTGTATAGTTTCCACAAAACCGCCCAAAGAACCTTGTGCAACAAGTCTAATTGACAGCACTGTATAACCGTGCTATCATGAAATCACCGCAAGGGACAACAGCCAAGCGGAATCCACCTGGCAGGAGGTAAACGAAATGGAGATTGATAGCATGACCCAGACCGAGTTAGCATCCTATCTTGAAACCCTGGCGAAGCTGGTAGAGGCCACGGCTAAGGACGCGCAGGACGCGGCCCGCATTATCCGGGAAGCCATTCCCAAGCAGTAAAAAAAGATAGCCGCCCAGCCCTGAACAAGCAAGCGACTATCTAAGACCCAGCGGAGGCGGTTAGAGCCTGCCATCTGGCCGCCTCCACTATAACACAACCGGCAGGGAAAAGCAATAGACCGGAGGGGAGCGCACCATGAAATACTTTTCCAACGTCAAGACCCTGGACGAGCTGAAGAGGGCTTACCGGCTACTCTGCATGAAACACCACCCGGACGTGGGCGGCGACACAGCCACCATGCAGGCCATCAACGCGGAGCACGACGAGCTCTTCGAGCAGCTGAAGCGGGCCCATAACGCCACCGCCGACGAGCACCACCAGACCACCGAGACGCCAGAGGAGTTCCGGGACATCATCGCGGCGCTGCTCCGTCTGGACGGCCTGGAGGTGGAGCTGTGCGGCTCCTGGCTCTGGATCGGCGGCAACACCAGGGAGCACAAAGAGGCGTTGAAGGCGGCCGGGTGCCGCTGGAGCAGCACGAAGAAGCTTTGGTACTGGCACCACGCCGAGGACGGCCACCGCTGGCATCGCGGCAAGAGCTCCATGAGCCAGATCCGCGCGAAGTACGGCAGCCAGACCTACCGCAGCAGCGGCGCCATCCGGTTGGACGAGGCGACAGCATGAGTTGGCAGGACCTGTTTTGGCGGGGTCGTGAGGCCGAGGTCCGGGTGTCTGGATACTTCCAGCACCCGGACCAGCTGACCGCCCCGGAGCGCGTGGCCTACTATGACCGGAGCGCGGCGGAGACCATCAAGCGGCTGCGTGAGACCGCCGAGGCCCTGGAGGGCTACCGGCAGGCGCTTGCGGCCCGATATGCTACCCTGGCGGCCACGCCCTACGAGTACCGGCTGGACCTTGTGCGCCATCGCGGCTGGTATGACAAGCACGTCACCTATACTGTCGCTCTGGTCCGCGTGTACCAAGATGGGCACGAGGAGGCGGAGGAGAGCACCACCTACCCCGGCACGCAGCGCCGTGAGGCCTTGAAGGCGTTTGAGGCGCTGCAAAGGTCCCGCCCCGGCATCAAGCTCAACGTGGATATTGAGCGCAAGGCGTGGGAGAGATAACTTCCCCCCCTTGCCAGACGCGCCATGGGATGCTACAATCAACACAGATGCTACAATCAACACAATGGAGGCCCCGCGCAGGGGAGAAGGGAGAACAAACCATGAAAAAGCTGACTGCTAAAGAGGTATTCACCCGCGAAGCCTATGAGGGGCTAACCGCCGAAGAGCGCCGGTCGGCGCTAAAAGTTGAACAAGCAAAAGAGTGTAGCGGCTGGAGAGCCTACCCTGACACTTGTGCCGAGCTGGTGGACTTTATCCCGGATGATTGGTGGAGCAAGTACCCTGCCCAGCATATCGGAGAGGTTATGTCTCTGCTCAAATCCGCTATTGACCTGGGAGTTGACAAAGGCCGCCGCGAGGTGTAATATAAAAGCGTCGGGAGGCTGAGGCGCAGCTTTCTGGTGGGCCTCGACCCTGGCCCCACGGATTGAAATATAGATATGTATATTAATACGGCAAGAAGAGAGAGCTTACTAAGTAGGCTCTCTTTTCTTTTCCGGTGGAGGCCTCCGCCGCGCCGGATGCTAACTTAGATACTACCCGCCCCGCTATGGGGCGGGTTTTCTGCGTTCATATCCAGCACGGTATTCCGCGTGTGTAATCCGTGTGTAATTTCTGCTCACGGAAGCGGTTTCCGGCCTTCTAGATCGGAATCAAAATCTTTGTTTTTGGAATCCTCAATCCATTGGGAGAGTAAGAGAAAACCCCGCAGCCATTACAGCTACGGGGTTTTCATTCTGGCGCAGAAGGAGGGATTTGAACCCACCCAAAAAATCTATATATCCATTGCAGCTCTAATCTCCACTGTTTTCCGTGTGCAAATCCGTGTGCAATTTTAGTTTCTCCTCCAAAAATGCGTTTATGATTTGGTCTGTTTCCTGGGCTCCGTCGGGGAACACATAACCATAAATCTGCTTAAAGGTGTAATCGCTAGTCCATCCATTTCGGGCCATGGCGTACTGATCCACCACATTGAGCAATATCATAATAGCTGCATTTGCGTGTCGGAGCCCGTGCACGGTGGTGTCCGTTATTCCGGCCCGCTTGCAGATGGCATGGACATGCTTTCGCACAGTGTCCGGGTGCCACTGGAATACTCTCCCCTGCTGCCCATGGTACATGCCCCGCAGCTTCTCCATGATATAATCCGGGCATCCGACAAGCCGCTGCGAACCTTCGTTCTTTGGGTATTCCTTTATAATCCATTTGTTATCTTTGTCCGGCACCATAGCCCGCCGGACCTCCACTTTGCCACCATCGAAGTCAACGCAATCCCAATACAGACCGCATATCTCCGATCGTCTCATGCCCAGCCATACGGCCATAACAATAGGCAATTCGCACGGATCACCCACCGCACAGTCGATAAGTTTCACGACTTCCTCCACAGTAAGATATTGCTTTTGCCTCTTCACCCGCTGGGGCAGCTTTACGCCGGACACGTCCACCCCATAGTCTTTCAGCACCGCGGTCAGGAGCCCATAGGCGTTCTTTATGGTCTTCGCGGATACTTTCTTTGCCTCGTCGGAGACGGCGCGTTGCACGTCCAGGCGCGTGATTGTATGTACGTCTCTGCTCATGAGGCCAGGAAACCTGTGCTTCCGCATCGTCTCATAGCCTCGTATCGTTGTAGGCGACAGCGCTCCTTCTCCAGCCTGGATATAGCGTGATATCGCCTCGTCAACCGTCACCTTTTGTTCTTTGTCCTTGCTCACCAGCATCCCCGTTTTGATTGCCAGCGCTTTCGCATGTGCAACCTCCGGGTCGTCGTCCACGACGGAGATCCGGCGCCCGTCCACCATCACCTGGCACCGCCAGGAGTGGGAGGGCAGCTCGACGGGTTTCGGGCCGGATAGCTTCGCGGCCTTCGCCCGCCTTTTAGCCCATAGCTTTTCCTGGTCAGTCATTGCAAAAATCCCTCCTGTCTGCTATAATGAGGGAGCAGAGCGCCCACAGGCATCTGCCCTTCTATGGCCGCCTCCGGTATTGCGAGTACCGGGGGCGGTTTCTCTTGCTTTCTGTCGATTGCTGTGCTATTCTGTCTACAGGCGCTGCACAACGGCAGGCGGTTAGCCACACCTCCCGAAAGGGGGTGAGGCCCATGCGGATCACACTACATATCGGACGGTTCACCGTTACGATTATTGTGAAAAGCAGAAACCGCCACTCGGCCAAGTGACGGTTTCTAGAGCTTTGCTTTATTAACCTCATACCGGGCTAACCGCTTGTTGCAGCGCCTTTCTATGTCTATTATAAACCGTCCTGTATTTGATTGTCAAGTCGCCTCATCACAATAAGCTATGATTTCATTCATTGTATCAGTATAGTGCTGGTCACATACATACCTTGCATTTGACGCGAATTTAAGTGCAGCACTATAGTTTTCCGTAAAATTGAGATTAAGGTCTCCCATTGTATCCAACGCCTTCCTCAAAGACGAGGTTCCGTTCTCTAAGTAGGAAATGGAATCCACGAGATCCTGATCATCTGAGTAAGAAATATCTATAAATTGGCGTTCAGCTTCAATTGCAGATTCAAAAGTATCTAAAAGGGTTTTTGCCTCCTCCTTTATCTCTCGCGCAGCAGAAGATGAAAGTAGCCCAGATGTCAACATTGCTTCGGAAGCAGCGAACCCTTGAGCAATCGTTTCCATTTCCCGGCCATAGTCGGCAAGCGACTTAAATTGATTCGCCTTCAATGCAAGTCCCCAAATATAAAGTGCATCTTCGCGGCTTAACTCCCCGGGTGTCCCATCCAATGTGACAGTTCCAGTCTCCCCATCCCAATCGACGTCCAACCCCAGCGCCTCTCCCACGGCCCGCACCGGCAGATAGGTGGTTCCATTGATCGCGAACGGCTCCACCGTGTTCCCGTTGGCATCCTTCGGCGTGATGGTCTGCCCGTTGAGCGATATCTTGATATTGTTATAGTCCAATGCCGCCTGAGTCCTGCCCACAACTGCCCCGGCGGTTCCAATCGTCCCGGCGATTACCCCAGCCACCAGCAGTCCCGCGACAAAACCTTTGTATTCTCTCTTCATTCTATCTGCTCCCCTTTCATGAATATACGATTAATTGTCCCATAGTCATCTCTTTCTTCTGTAAATCACTGTAAAAATGCAGTTCCAAAATTGTATAATTTTCCGTCTTGCAAAAATCGAACAACCGTTCTATAATGAGCTCAACACATCACCGTTCAGGGGTGGATTACATGACTGCTTGGGAAACACTAATTCACTGCAATATCACAAAGCTGCCTATTGACCTTGACCAGATCTGCAAATCTCTTGGTATCCTCCTATGCTCTTACACGCAAGGGTATCAGATTTTGAAGGAAAGCAACCTAGGCAATGAGACCTTTGGTGCGGACGGCTTTCTGATCCGCGGTAAACGCGGCGCTGTTATCCTGTATAATCCACACCTTAGCCCAGGCCGCCGCCGCTATACCGTCGCTCATGAAATCGGTCACTACTGCTTAAACCACGGCACTGGTATCATCCACCGTGATGCCAAGGAACAGAAACCCCGTCCTCAAATAGAAATCGAGGCCGACCGCTTTGCCGCGCAGCTTCTCTCCCCCGCCTGTGTTCTGCGGGCCCTGCATGTAGGTGGTCCTTTCGCCATCCGTCAGCTCTGCCATATCAGTCAGCAGGCCGCCGAAATTGCCTTCCAGCGGTTAAAACGTCTGCATGACCTGGATGCCCAGTGGATGGAGGAGCGCAGTTGTTCTTACTTCTTTCAGTCTGGAACTGAATGGTGCCTTTATCGGCAGTTTGAGCCGTATATCCTAGCTACCACTCGTCATCCTCCCGCTCAGAACCCGTGTTCTGCAAGTTGAACATTCCCTCAATCAATTTCCACTGTTCATCGGTGAGCACTCGGCGCGTTGTGCGTCCGCCCCTGTGAATAATCACTGCGTCCCCCCGCCCGTCGGCCTCCTGGCCGGCGGGCTTTTCTGTTTTCTCTGTTCCTAAAAGATAGCCGACGCTTACTCCGAAATAATTAGAGATTTTATCCGCTGTTTTTGCGCTAATTCCGTTTCTTCTTCCACCCCTGAGTTCTGTGAGCAAATTGGGGCTTATTCCAATGTCTTTACATAGTCTGTATCCTGTTATACCTTTGTTTTTACATAACAGATCTATCCGATCAGACAGGATAGACATAAAATACACCTCCGTTTTGTGCATTATTCCAAACCACACAAAACGGTATTGTTTCACCTTGACTATCACAGCAAAAAGTAATAATATAGTGACATGGCAATCCCGTTCTGTGTGACACACAAACTCTTGTTGACGCTTTGAGTTTATTACACAATACGGTAATTGTCAAGATAGAATATACCTGCCAGACAACAGAAAATGCGGTGAAGGTGCCTCTCCACCGCATTTCCGCCGGGTTAATTTGTCCTCACCAGTTCGCGACATCCCTTTCGCTATGGTTGGCTTTAGGGGTAGGCGGGGAAGGCACTCCCGTTACGTTCTGGCCGATATCCTGTTGCGGCCCGTCCGCACCGCAGGGGTCAGTGCCTCATGGGTGGAGGCATGGGACAACGGCTCGGCATCATGAGAGAAGCTGCGGTAACGAGCTTTTCCATGATGGCCTCACCTCCCTTCATTTGCTTGGGTGCCCATGGAAGGGGCCACGTGTGGCAGGTACATTCTATCCCATTTACTTTCACTTGTAAAGGAGAAGAGAGCATGAAGAAAAAGAAACGGCCCATTACCCCCTTCGGGAAGGACGTTAAACGCCGCCTGATCGATCTGGAGCAGGATCAGGCCTGGTTGATCGGAGAAGTCCGGGCCCGGACAGGGCTATACTTCGACAGTTCTTACATGTATAAAATCCAAACCGGCCAGCTTGCGACGCCCAGCATTGTCAACGCCATCTGCGACATACTCGCCATAAAGCCATGACTCGCCGCAAGACGAAGGCCCCAGCGGCCCCGACGGCCTGGTGCCGTCTGCACGAGCGCTACATGAATGACGCATACATCCACCTCCGCCGGTGCTGCCTCAAGGGCCGCCGGGGGCCCTGCAAACACCTGGAATGGCTGACAAAAGAAAATGCCCCCGCCAGTGCTGAACCCACCGGCGAGGGCGGCAAACCTAATTGAAGCAACCAATCAGGCTTGCAGGAAGATTGTACCACAACCTCCCTGCGGCCGCAAGCGCAAGGAGGAATTTTTGTGAACGAGAACGACAGAATCAAGGACTTGGAACTCCAGGCCCGCAACACCCGCCATTTGGTGGATCGCATCATCTACGCCGCCTATGGAATTAAAGTCCAGGAGCTGATTAAGGCCCTGTGTAACCGATAGGAGGAGAAGCACAATGCCGAAAGTGTATCTGACCGCTGACCAGCGTCTGGCGGCCCGCTATGACGCCATGGCCCAGCGCCTGGCCGACGGTCTGGCCGTCTACAAGTGCCGGAACCGGCTGCGCAACCGGGATATTGGCCGCGCCCTGGGTATCCGGGACGAAACCGTCTCCCGGCTTTTGGGCGGCGACCGCACCGTCCGCCTGAACATGGAAACCCTGTTCAAGCTGGAAGACATGGCAAAGGAGGTGAGCTACCATGAGCAAGACCCGAAATGAGCGCCGCCGGTCCCGCCGGGAGGCTGTGAGTGCGGTAGTGTTTACCGCCTGCATCGTGGTAGCCTGCGGGCTGCCGAACTGGGTGGAGTGGCTACTATGAACCGCTATCTGATTACAAGCGTTGCGGCTCTGTTTCTCTTACTGGCGCTGGTTGCACTAGTTGAAATCATCTGGAACCAGGAGCCGGAGCAGCCAGCCATTGAAACCCCGGCGGCAACCACCACCCCGTCCCCCACACCCACCGGCCCACTCACTATCCAGATCACCGGACTGGAGGGCGCGGAGAGCATCGACGATGTGTGGGCGGTCATCACTATCCCGGAGCAATAAAAGCGCCGCTCCTCGGTGTGCGAAACCGGAGGGCGGCAAAAGGAGGAAGTTTCAAATGGCAAGACAATTTGAGGAAATCAAGCACGATATTGCAGAAGAACTTAGGAAAAAACTTCATGCGGAACAAGAAATCTGTTTTCTACTTATAGAGATCTTGGACGCAATTTCCCCAGATTCGGAGAAATCTTGATTATATGTAGGGCTGTGTTTCGCTGTTCGAGCGTTTCTATGCTGTCCATAATGTGGTAAATCCGCTCGATATCAGGATCTGAAGGGAAATAGCCACAGCGGGGGCAGCGAGCAATGTAAACAAGATCTTTTGCATCGTCCATGTCGCAAGAAAACTGCATTTCTTTCCCACATTTTTTACAGACTGCATCAAAAGTAAATCTCATATCTAACACCCCTGGATTTATTATCAGCAAAAGGAGTTGTTTTGTCAATGTTGAATTTGAATCCATGCCCGGACAGGCAGCAGGACAACCCCGTCTCCGAGTGTGAGAAGTGCCGCCAGGAGGTCTACCACGGCGAGGCCCGGTTTCAGTGGGAGGGGCGGTGGCTCTGCCCGGATTGCTTCCGGGCCGCGGTCAACAAGGCCCTGAGCGACTGCCCGGAGCAGGTGGCGCTTGAGATGGGCCTGGAAGTGGAGCGGTACGTATGAGCCGCGATACCTGCGTGAGCTACTACACTACTGGCACGGCCACCGTGGCCGTCCACTTCCCCAATGGGCTGACGGTTTGCCAGTGGTGCCCCTACATCCAATACCGGGAGGGCCTCAAGCGCCACCAATGCGCCCTCACCGGCGAGTTCTTGCCCTATCCATTTGATAGCCGGGGCGCTGAATGCCCCGTAATATTTGACAAGGAAGAAGGTACATAAATGGGAATCCCAGTTTTGGTTTTGGGCGAATCCGGCTCCGGCAAGTCCACCGCCCTGCGCAATTTTGACCCTACAGAGATCGGCGTCTTCAATGTAGCTTCCAAGCCCCTGCCATTCCGAAAGGCGCTTCCCATCATCAACGGCGCGACCTACCCCACCATCATTAAGTCTCTTTCTGCGCCAAGTTTGAAAACCTATGCCATCGACGACAGCCAGTATCTGCTGGCCTTTGAGTTCTTCGACCGGGCCAAGGAGACGGGCTATAACAAGTTTACCGACATCGCTCTGAACTTCCGTAACCTGATCCAGTTTGTCAGCACACAGACACCGAGGGACTGCATCGTCTACTTTCTCCATCACACGGAGTCCAACCCAGACGGCACGCTGAAAGCCAAGACCATCGGGAAGATGTTGGACGAGAAGCTGACAGTAGAGGGGCTGTTCTCCATCGTCCTCCTCTGCCGTTCCGAGAAGGACACGCACTACTTCATCACCCAGTCTGAGGGGTTCAGCACCGCTAAATCCCCCATGGACATGTTCCCGGAGGAGATCGACAACGATTTGAAGCTGGTGGACACCACCATTCGTGAATACTGGGGCCTGACCCCCAAGAAGGAGGAAACCGAGCATGAATAAAATCAACTGGGACGAGGTTCAGGAGGC